GTGTATTGGGAAGACTATGAGGACACCAAAATCTTCACTTATAGCGATCTGAGCGATGACGAGTTCGCCATGATCGCTCAAGAGGAAGACCTCCAGGTTCTGGAGCACTCCGAAGAGATGGTGATCACGATGGATGAAATGGGGATGGAAATGCAGTCCCTGATTCACTCTATTAAGGTTGCAAAGATCAGCAGGAAGGGAAAGCTCTGCGTTGAGTCTGTGCCCCCAGAGGAGTTCTTTGTAGACCGAAACGCCCGGGCGATTGATGACGCCTACTGCGTTGCACATCGAAGAGAGATGAGAGTTAAAGACCTCATGGCTATGGGGTATGACTTTGATGAGGTAATTGATTACGCGGGCGTAGATGAGCAGGACACCCTTGTAGAAGAGGAAGAGTTCGCTCGCCGTGGATATTACAACGACTACACTGACGACAATGTAAATGACCCCTCTATGCGGCCGATCTTGGTGACTGAGTGCTATATGCACATGGACACCTACGGGAACGGTTATCCGCTGCTTCACCGGGTTATTTGCATTGGCGGCAACTACAAGATGCTGGACTTCATGCCATGCGATGAGGTGCCGTTTGCTGTATTTGAGGTAGACCCAGAGCCTCACGCATTCTTTGGCCGATCGCAGGCTGACTTGATCATGAACGATCAGGACGTCTGCACAAGCATGCTCCGGGGCATCCTCGATAATGTGGCCCTAACCAACAACCCACGCCAGCAGGTCATTGAAGACCTGGTGAATATGGATGACGTCCTAAACAACGAGATTGGGGCGATTGTTCGGGTTAAGCAGGCAGGCTCGATACAAGACCTCTCAGTGCCGTTTATAGCGGGAACAACGCTCCCGGCACTCCAGTACCTAGATGAGCAGGTAGATGCCAAGACAGGCGTTTCTAGGGCCTCTATGGGCCTTAACCCTGACGCCCTTCAGAACACTACCGCAACGGCTGTCGCAGCGACTATGCAGGCAGCGGCCGGTCAAGTTGAGGTAATCGCTAGAAACCTAGCCGAAGGCGGTCTCAAGCGTATGTATATGCTCATGCTCAGGGAGGTAATTAAGAACTCCCCAGACCATGAAATGATGCGCCTCTCAGGCCAGTTCGTGCCGGTTGACCCCCGGGTATGGAATACGGACATGGATTTGTCTGTGAATGTGGGCCTCGGTACAGGGAAAGAAGACCAAAAGATGGCGCTTCTGGGTCAGGCGCTGCAGGTTCAGATGCAGATCATGCAGGGATATGGGCCGCAGAACGGTTTGGTTACTCTCACGCAGATCCGCAACACTCTCGCAGATATGCTCGCATTGGCTGGTATACGCAACGCAGACCGGCACTTTATGCCTATGGATCCTCAGACAGAGGCGCTGCTTCTACAGCAGGCACAACAAGCGCAGCAGGCTCAGGCAGGCCAGCAAGGCGACCCGGCGGCGTCTCAGGCGCAGGCATTGGTTACAGCTGAGCAGATTAGGGCCCAGGCCAAGATGCAGGCCGATATGGCTAAGCTACAACAGCAGGGCCAGCTGGATATGGCGAAACTGCAGCTAGAGCAGCAGAAGCTGGCGATGGCAGATGATTTGCAAAGAGACCAGATGGATCAAGACCTTCTGGTGGATGCGGCTAAGGTATTGGGGCAATACGGCACTCAGGTGGATGTCGCCCAAATCAAGGCCAACCAAAACGCACCTAGATAGAACGAAATGATATAATGGATATCGTAGTTCGATCGAATCGAGCTAAGGCTCTACTCAATGATCCCACCTACCTGGAACTGGTAGAGGAATTGAGAAAAGAGCAGATAAGCGTCTTTCTGAACTCAGGGTCTAGCCCGGAGGGAAGGGAAGAGGCGCACAACATCTGTTGTGCATTAGCAAAGATTGAGGCCCGACTCCAATCCTATGTAACGGACGAGAAGCTCCTCAATAAGACAAAAGGACAGCACCGTGGAAACGACTGAACTGAATGGCGGCGATCTTGATGCCGTAACCGCTTCACTGATTATTGAAGCACCCGAGCAGCCAGAAGATGATCGGGAAGAAACTCAGGAAGAATTACAGCTTTCTGATGAAGATGATGAAACCTCAGAAGCAGAAGACCCAGATGATCTGGATGATGCGGATGAGCTAGAAGAGGATGAAGCAGAAGAAGCTGAAGATGCCGGTCGTGAGGAGCTTTTCACCGTCAAAGTTGACGGACAAGAAGTAAAAGTACCCCTTGAAGACCTCAAGCGAAGCTACAGCGGTCAGGCTTATATCCAGAAGGGAATGCAGGAAGCTGCATCGGCTAAAAAAGAGGCCGAGGGAGTTTACCTTGCATTGCTTGAAGAGAGGCAAAAAACCTCCGAGCTATTAACGCAGTTGCAGTCTGGTCAGTTGATTGCTGCGCCAACACCTCCTAATCGGGAACTCTTTGACAAAGATCCGATAGGGTATATGGAGGCCAAGGTTCAGTATGACGAAGATGTGCAGGCGTGGAGCAACCAGCAGTATGCAATTCAGCAGGCCGCTCAGGCCCAAGAGGCGCAGATGCAGGCGGCTTTACAAGTGCATCTCCGAGATCAGATGAAGGAACTAGCAGACGCTGTCCCTGATTTTGCTGACGCCGAAAAGGCAGGCAAGCTCAGAGACCAGTTGATGTCTTATGGTGCCAAAGAAGGCTACACGGCCGAGGAACTGGGTCAGGTGGTAGATCACCGGGCTATTAAGGTTCTGAGAAAGGCGATGCTTTACGATCAGATCGTGGCAAAGCGCGGTGAAGCTGACAAGAAGGTGGAAGGGGCCAAGCCCTTTGTGAAGCCTGGAACCAAAAGACCCGCTAGAACCGGCAAGGCTAAAGCCCGGCAGACAGCCGCCTCTCGGATGAAAAAGTCAGGCAGCGTAGATGACGTTGCTAAGTATTTACTTTCGTAAGAGGAATTTATCATGGCCGTTTCAGCCAACACTAACGAGACCTATGACGTCTCAACGATCCGCGAAGATCTCCAAGATGCGCTGATCTCTATCTCGCCCACCGAAACTCCGGTGATGTCTGCTATTGGTCGCAAGAACGTAAACAACACCTACTTTGAGTGGGGTGTTGTAGATCTTGCTGCCGCTTCTGGCTCCAACCGCGTAATTGAGGGCGAAGCTGCTCCTGGCAACGATGCTCCCACTAACGCTGTCCGTCAGTCCAACTACACTCAGATCTCTGACAAGGTAGTTGAAGTCTCTGATACTGCTAACAGTGTCAAAGGCGCAGGCGATGCTCAGACTACTGCCAAGCAGATCGCGTACAAGCTCAAGGAGCTCAAGCGTGATATGGAGAAGATGCTGTGTGACAACGTAGCTGCTTCTGCTGGCGCATCTGGCACTGCTCGACAGACTGCTGGCCTTCCCGCGTTCCTGCGTACCAACGCTTCTCGCGGAACTGGTGGTGCTGATGGCACTACTTCTGGCTCTGGCACTGCTGGCTATGTTGACGCAGCCGCTACTGACGGCACTCAGCGAGCAATCACTGAGCAGTTGTTGAAGGATGTCATCGCTAACTGCTGGGATGCTGGTGCAGAGCCTTCTGTTGTTATCTGTGGATCTTCACAGAAGCAGACAATCTCAACCTTTACTGGTAACGCTACCAAGTTCAAGGACATCACTGACAAGACTCTGTCAGCTGCTATTGATGTTTATGTCTCTGACTTCGGTGAGTTGACGATTGTACCTAGCCGTTTCAGCCGCTCGCGTGACGTTCTGGTTCTTGACCCGAACTATGCACGAGTTGCTTACCTGACCCCGACTAGCCAGAAAGAGCTTGCTCGAACTGGTCACTCTGAGCGCCGATTGATCAGCGTTGAGTACGGTCTCCAGGTAGACAACGAAGCAGCACACGGTGTTGTAGCTGACATCAGCTAAGACTGAAGGGGCCTCCGGGCCTCTTTTAAACAAGGCCGTGACGATCTTGCATCTGATCGGCCTTATTTATATCTAGGGAGAGAGAAAGTGATCAAAGAAAAGATGATTGAGCAGGACGGCAAGCTGCACATTGTTAAAGAGCAGCGCGTCAAGGAAATGCTGGACTCAATCCAAAAGATCAGAGACTACATCCCGAATAGTTATGGCGACCATAAGGGCCGTTGGGTTGGTTCAGTTCCATTTGTTCTGGCGGAGGAGTGGGCTAGAGAGTCCAAGACCCAGATCGGCACAAAGGAGTTTGCCGCGTACTTAAAGAGAAAGCTGTCTGATCCAGATTATAAGAATCTGTTGATCAAGGGATACTGAAGTGCATGGATCCTCTTTCGTTGGTTGCTATGGCCTCTACAACCTTCAAGGGGTTGCAGGTATTAGTCTCAAAAGGCGCAGAGATTGAGCAGGTTGCTCAAAAGCTCGGCCACTGGTACGGGCTTGTAAGTGACCTACGGGAAGCGGAACGTGAAGCAGAAAATCCACCGCTATTCAAAAAG